TCAAAAAATGTTTGCGTTACATCAAAATCAAGTATTACATTCATGTGTTGTAGATGATAACTTTAAAGATACTTACATTAAAGTATCGACAGATGTTCAAGTTCCGACTCTTAGGGCCGATCCAGGCGATATGGTTGAAGATCTTGAAACATCTGAAATGCTAGACGAATTAGATGATATCGTCCGGGAAACTGAAAAGAAAGATCGAATATTGCATTAATAATAGTATCCTCCTCTGCTCGAAGGCCTCTATTATTATACCATATTTTTAGACAAAAGTACATGCTTTTTTTACTTTTTTTTCATTTAATTTAACTATGTACAATAGCTTAAAAGTGTGGTATAATATACCCTAATAAGCTAAAAATGGAGATTATATTATGGCTGATCCTAAAAAGAAAGCACATTATATCAATAACAAAGAATTCTCATTGGCAGTAGTCGATTATGTTACGAGCGCTAATGAGGCAAAAAAGAAAGGAAAAAACGTTCCTATAGTTACTGATTATGTAGCACAATGCTTTCTAAAAATCGCAGAAGGACTATCGCATAGACCAAATTTTGTTCGATATACGTATCGAGAAGAGATGGTTATGGACGCAGTAGAAAACTGTTTAAGAGCAATCAATAATTACAATATTGAAACTGCTACAAGAACAGGTAAACCAAATGCCTTTTCATACTTTACTCAAATATGTTATTTCGCTTTTATTCGAAGAATAGCAAAAGAGAAAAAGCAACAAGATATTAAGTTTAGATTCATCGAAAAGATGGGTATTGAAGACTTTACTCAAATGGGTATGGATGATGAAGGTGCACAACAAACTATGGCATATGTAGATACTCTTAGACAAAGAATGTCAAAAGTAAGAGATACTGATAAAGCTATTAAGGAATTTGCAAAGGAAGAAAAAAAGAAACTAGAGAAACTAGAATTATTTATGTTATGAAGAAATTATCGAGCTCCCAAAAAAAGAGATGGAATAAACTATCTAAACGAAGACATCAGAAAGAATTAAAAAGAATCCCGCATCGTAAGATTATTATGAATGCTATGAAAAAGATTAATAGTATTCAAAGACAATTAGAACGAATACACTATCTACGGGCTAAACAGCAATGAAAGTAGCAATATTAAATGACACTCATTGTGGTGTTAGGAATTCCTCTGACATTTTTTTAAATTATCAAGAACGATTTTACAAAGAAATATTCTTTCCATATTGTAAAGAAAATAGTATTACACAAGTATTACACTTAGGAGATTACTATGAGCATCGTAAGTTTGTAAATTTTAAAGCATTACAAGCTAATCGTAAACACTTCTTAGAACCACTAAGAGATCTCAATATGACTATGGATATTATTCCTGGTAATCATGATGTTTACTTTAAAAATACAAATGAACTATGTAGTTTAAAAGAACTTTTAGGATATTTTACATCAAATGTTAATATTATAATGAAACCTAAAGTTTTAGACTATGATGGTTGTAAAGTTGCAGTTGTACCTTGGATAAACAATTCAAACTATAACGAATATACTCAATTTCTTTCTCAGTGTAAAGCCAACATCGTTGGTGCGCATTTAGAATTAAAAGGATTCGATATGATGCCTGGAATGCCAAATCCTCATGGAATGGATTCTGATATCTTCAATCGATTCGAAATGGTATTATCAGGACATTTCCATACTAAATCAAATAGAGGTCCAATACATTATTTAGGATCTCAAATGGAATTTACGTGGGCAGATGTTGATGATCCAAAATACTTTCACGTATTAGATACTGAAACAAGAGAACTTACACCAGTAAGAAATCCAATTACGATCTTTAAAAAGTTTGTATATGATGATGAAAAGATAGACTATAATAAAGTTGATATTAAACAATTTGAACATAAATTTGTAAAATTCATTGTAGTAAATAAAAACGATTTATATATGTTTGATAGGTTTATAGATAAACTACAAAATATACAAACATACGAATTAAAGATCGCAGAAAACTTCGAAGAGTTTTTAGGAGATAACGTAGACGATGAATCGGTGAATTCTATGGAAGATACAACAGAATTGTTAGACTCTTACGTAGAAGCAGTTGATACTGACTTGGATAAAGACCATATAAAAATAAAATTAAGAGAGCTATATACTGAAGCTCAAAATCAAGATATATTATGATAGACTTTAAATCATGTAAGTGGAAGAATTTTCTATCCACTGGAAACGACTTTACAAAAATACAATTAAATAGATCACCAACAACACTCATAGTAGGTGCAAATGGCGCAGGTAAATCTACCTTATTAGATGCCATTTCTTTTGGACTATTTGGCAAACCTCATAGAGATATTAAAAAGGACCAAATGATCAATAGTATTAATAAGAAAGGTACGGTTGTAGAAGTAGAATTTAATGTGGGTGGCCAAGAATTTAGAGTTCATAGATCAATAAAGCCAAATAAGTTTGAAATATATCAAAATGGACATCAAATTAATCAAGCATCAAACGCGAGAGATCATCAAAAATTCCTTGAGCAAAATATCCTTAAACTAAATCACAAGAGTTTTCACCAAGTGGTGGTTTTAGGATCTTCAAGCTTTATTCCGTTTATGCAATTACCTGCATGGACTCGAAGAGAAGTAATTGAAGATTTATTAGACATTAATATATTCTCTAAAATGAATGGTTTATTAAGAGAAAGAAATACTAAAATCAAAGAAGAAATAGTTGATATTACTCATCATTTAGAATTACTCAAAACAAAACAAACAGCTCAAACTAAATATATTAAAGATTTGCAAGGTATCAATAAAGATATGATCGATCAGAAGCACGAATCTATAATAACACATAAAAACGATATTGCAGCATTCTTTGAAGAATCTAGAGAGTTAGGTAAAAAATTAACAACTGAAATGAAAGCAGCTCAAGCTGCAAACAATAAACATTCAGAGGCTATTAGTCAACTTAATGCTAAAGATTACCAAACACAAAGTCAAATTAAAGAATTAGTACAAGAAGCAAGGTTTTATGAAGAAAATGATAATTGTCCTACATGTGATCAAGTGATAGATCAAGCTAAGAAAGATCAGAAACTGTCAGAATTAAGCGAAAAAGCTTCTGGAATGCAAAAAGGCATGGACATTTTAAAGAAAGAGCTACAAGCATCTGAGCACGACCTACAAGTAACGAAAGATCAAATGGCTAAATTACAAGAAAGACAAACTAAAATTAATTCGAATAATGATGCTGTTGCTTTATTACAAAAAGAAATAGATAAGATACAATCAGAGATTAATACACTATCTTCCCAAAGTGGTGATGTTAAAGCAGCTAAGAAAGATTTAGAAAAACTAAGAAAAGATAAAGATAAATCTACAGAACGTAAATTAGAATACGTTGAAGAAAGAACATATAACGAAGTTATTGGTGAAATGCTTAAAGATACTGGAATTAAAACAAAGGTAATTAAACAATATTTACCTGTTATGAATAGATTAATTAATAACTATTTACAAGTATTAGATTTCTTTGTAGCATTTCATTTAGATGAATCTTTTAATGAAACTATTAGATCTCGCCATCGCGATACATTTAATTATGCATCATTTTCAGAAGGGGAGAAGCAACGTATAGACTTAGCTTTGCTCTTTACATGGCGCCAGATCGCTAAAATGAAAAACAGTGCAAGTAGCAATTTACTGATCCTAGATGAGACTTTTGACTCAAGTTTAGACGTAGATGGCATCGATAATCTCACCAAGATACTAAATACGCTCGAGGAAGGCACAAATGTGTTCATTATATCGCATAAAGGTGACATTTTAGAGAATAAGTTCAGAAATAAGATAGAATTCTATAAAGATAGGAACTTCTCAAAGATTAAATAGTAAAAACAGCGCTGGTGTGCACCATTGCGTATAACTGCCTTCGAAGTAAATTTTAAACGCACACCCGCTCACGGAAGAATCCAAGCAGGGCTTCATTCTTCCAAAAACAGCTTATTTTAGCTACTGTAGCTCAGTTGGCAGAGCAGCTGATTTGTAATCAGCAGGTCGTCAGTTCGAATCTGACCAGTAGCTCCAGCTGTGACACACTATGTCACATTAATTCGTTTATTTTCGCTAAAAACATGTACATTCCCGGCCCACAGTGTATAATATCCTTATATTAAACAATAAAACACGTAAGGAGTGAATATGAAATATAATGAAATACTAAAAATGCCACAAGAAGCAGTTAATGAAGGAGTTGGTTATTCTGAAGATAAGATCAAAAGCTTTGTAGAAGGTTTAGGTTGGAGATTAGCACCAGTTCAAGGAGCTTATCAAAAGTATTGGTTTACCAGAAAAGTTGAAGATGGAAAATCTTATGAACTTATGAATGGTTCAAGGTATTACAAATTAGTAATTAATCATCAAGATTTTGGTATCGAATGTGGTGGTGACTATAACGGTTGGTCATTCGCAGCAGAATTAAGAACAGAAATTAAAGCAGCTAGACAAAAGGCTGCTTAATTGCAATTATTTTTAGGGGGCCCTATGTACTTTCCCGGCCCATATGGTATAATATACCCTATAAACAAATCAAAGTAAGGAGTGATTTTGGAACAAAATAAAACATTAGTTAAACTACTCGCAAAAGAGAATATTACTATACAACATGGTAATTATAACACTGCGTGGTTTGATATTAAAAATAGAACATTAGGTCTACCTATGTGGGCAGATAATGGTAAAGATGTTTATGATCTACTATGTGGACATGAAGTTGGACATGCATTATATACTCCATTCGAAGGTTGGCACGATTCTCCTGAAAAATTAAAAGGTGCTCCAAGATCTTATATCAATGTAGTCGAAGATGCTCGTATCGAAAGAAAAGTTAGAAACGAATATCCTGGACTTGTTGGTCCTTTCTTAAGAGGATATAAGAAGCTTGCTGATAATGAATTTTTTGGAGATCTTGAAGATTTAGATTTTGATAATATCAAACTTATCGATAAAATCAATCTTAAAGCAAAATTAGGATCTGGAATTGATGTTCCTTTTAATAGTGAAGAAAAAGCTTTCTTTGACAGAGCAATGACAAACGAAACATTCGCAGAAGTTGTTGAACTTTGTAAAGAAATACTTGCTTACACAAAAGAAAATCAACCAGAACTATTAGAACCACCAAAAATGCCAGAACTTCCTGAGGATATGCCTCCTTTCTCTGATGAGCAAGAAGACGAGCAACAACCACCTCAAGGTCATGATGATATGGAAGCTCAAGAGTCTGAAGAGACTGAATCTGAAGAGCAATCTCAAGGTGGTGCAGAAGAAGGTGAAGATGATGCTAAACAAGAGTCAAATGGAGACGATGATAGTGAAGAAAAAGGTGAAGAAGACACTTCATCAAAATCTGAAGTTTCTGCAAATCCTGAAGAAATTCAAAGTGAAGAAGATGTATCTATTACAGACGAAATCTTTAGAGATAAAGAATGTGGTTTAGTACAAACTTCTTCAGATGGTACACAAACTTTACATTGTAATGGAACAACTAAAGATATAATAGATTTATGTGTTATTGATCATAAAAGATTAGCTAAAGAAAGATTAGAACAACAAGCAAAATGGAAAGATGAAGTAGTACAATTTGAAAATACTAAAGACGATTTTGATCAATACTTAAAAACAAGTAGAAAAAATGTCAATTATGCAGTAAAAGAATTTGAAATGAGAAAAGCTGCACATCAATGGCAAAGAGCAACTACTGCAAAAAGTGGTTCTTTAGATGTCAATAAAGTACATTCATATAAGTATAATGAAGATATTTTTTCACGAGTAACTTCTCTTGCTGATTCTAAAAATCATGGAATGATAATGTTGATCGATTATAGTGGATCAATGAGTTATTCAATGCCAGGAGTGCTTGATCAATTAATGCACTTAGTTCAGTTTTGTAAAGCAATTAATATACCTTTTGAAGTATATGCATTTACTACTGGAAATACAGCATTTCAAGATACTTACGATAAAGAAAATGATAGAATGATATCAAATCCAAATCTAAAACTATTCAAAGATGCATCTTTAAGTATGGACAATCTTTCAATGCCTCTTCTCGTGTCATCTGATCTTAAAAAAGCAGAATTCAAAGTAGCAATGCATAATTTGTATATCAAAATGAATTCAACATATTACTATGACTCTGAGATAATTGCTTCTAAAAACGAACAATATGGATCTACTCCTCTTAATCAAGCTTTAGTCGTATCACACACATTAATTAAAAAGTTTAAAGCTAAACATAATATTGAGAAAATGAACTTTGTATGTTTATCTGATGGTGATACAAATACGATGCACGTTTATCATGATAGAAAACTTCAAGACAAAAAAGCAGATATTAAAGGCACATATAGTGGACAAATGAATATTGTTTTAGATGGAAAACTTGTATCATTAGAAGATCGTGGAAAAAGAGCAACTAAAAACTTATTAGAAAATATTAAGAAAAGGTATAATACAACTAACTTAGGTTTCTTTAT